GGTTCAAACTCTACATCTAATGCTTTTGATATTTTTTCATTTGCATCGCTCATGGTACATATGTAACACTTCCTGTGTCAGCATCTCCTGTATATCCTGTATCTGTAATAAATTCTTCTGTAACATAATTTTTAAAGTTAATATCTACATTTTCTATTGGTCCATAAGAAGTAGTGTTTATCTTACCAAATAAATATGTTTTTGCTGTAAATGTAAGACTTGATATTACACTTCTTCTTGTTGCATACGTCCCTTCAAAATCTTCTGTAGTTTGAACACCATTTAGTTGAAATGGAACATCCACTTTGGTATTTAATTCATTAAAGTTTATAGTAACAGTAAAATCTGGAGTAAAATTTGGTATTATTTGTTCTATAATTTGAAAATTATCATCTATGGTTCTAGCAAAAACATAAACACCAAAATCTACATTATATGGTATTTCTGACCACATAGATGACGTACTGTCTGAAGTTGAATTTATTACTTTTTTAAGTTTATTCAACTTTCTTGTTGGATCATATAAAATATTTGTTATTTGAAATCCAATAACTGGAAGAGTTATTCCCAGTTTAGTACCAGAACTAATACTACTTGCTTCTGTTAACCTTCTTACAAATTTTTCTTTTGGTCCGTAGGTCAACGGTACTCTTATTTTTTCAGTTAGAGTATTAGATGCATCAAATCTAGAAAGATATATTTCATTAAATATAGATCCAAATGCAACAACTAACTTTTTCAGAGAACGATTATAATAACTATCGTTTATGCCAAACATCAATATTCTCCTTCCGAGAATGGATCAGTTTCTGTAAAGTCAAAAATTGATTGTTGTTGTGTCTTCATTGCTATTATATCATTATCTCTATCTGGATCGTCTGTTTCTGGATTTCTTGCTATTACAACTGTAGTTCCTGTGTAACCAAGTAAAGAGTATTCTACTCCAGACGATGCTCCCTTTATAGATTGATTACCAACTGCAAATGTACCAGTTATATCACCAATGTATGCATAACTATAGGTATTTCCATCATTGTACTGGAATTCAATGAGAGTTGCCGTTGCTGTTGCATTCGAATATGTTGCACCTGAACCAGTAGTTCCGGCAACTTGGAAAACTTTTTCTCCTTCGTAGAAACTTGCAGTTCCCCCAAAACCAGTATATCCAAGAGTAAGAATTTTGAGATATTCTTTTCTATCTGTCTGTGTCGAATCTATATCAGAATTTCCAGTATTGATTGTTTCGTGTGAATAGTTAAATACTTCACATGTTAAATTATATGTCGTTAGTTTACCAAACTGAAAGAATGGTTGTTTGTCTTCAACGAAGTTAATTTCAAACATATATTCCATCATTGGAAAATAAATAAGATCACCTTCTCGTGGTCTAATTATATCTGGTTCTCTAGTAACAACTTCTTGTTGAAATCTAGTTTTTGAAAGAACCAAATTTATTCTGTCTGTTAATTGAATACCAAATTTACTAACAATATCTCTTTCACCACCAAACTGCTGAACATCACTTAGATACATCTCAATTATATAACCTTTGGTAAATTTACTACCTTGAGTATCTTCACCTAAAGTTTGATCTAAATTTAAATATTGTCTAGGGATGTAAACAACATCTCTACCAGTAGCCTTGATTGTTTCTATGACAAGGTCATTTAGTAAGTTTTGTTCTCCAACATAATCATTAAAATATGGATTAATTGCCATTTTTATCCCATCATGAAGTCAACTGGTAGTTCGTAGCTTCTGTAGAACTCATTTTCAATTTCAGCAATTTCTTGAATTGCTTCCCCGTATATTTGAGCACCTTTCATCACTATACCACCAGGCAAAGCAACACCATCATACTTTGCCATGTTTGCTCCCCATTGTCTCTTAATAAGAGCAGTTGTATATTTTTGTAACCATCTATCGTTGTATATTTCAGTAAACTCATCTGGATCTAAAGCAGCATACGCTTCTACGATGATATAATTTCCAACTTTAACATCGCTAAAATCTCCATCAATATATAAACGATTAGTTACTTTACTAAATCTAATTGCTTTTTCTGGTTGAAAGAAGTCTTGAATTAATTTAATATATCTCTTAGTAGAATCATAAGTTGCAAGTCCTAGTGCTGGAGAACCTGCAAGACCTCTATTGATACCGAAATAGTCAGTCAAAGCTAACTGATATCTAATATCAAACATATCAATAGAAGTAAAGTTACCAAATTGAAATATTTTAACAACAGAAACTATGTCTTTACCAGTAGGACTATCTCCTGTTATTCCATTTATTGGTCCAATAGAATCAGTTTCTATGTATTTTCTATTAACATCAGTTTCTGTTAATTGATATTTGAAGTAACCCTTTTCTACTCCATCAAAATGTCTCTCCGAAAAGAATAACATAGCTTCATCAACTCTGTCATGGCATTGCTGATTGTCAACATTAATTTGAATGACGGGTTTACCTAGTTTACGAAGACAATATTCTATTAGTTCTTCTCTGGAATTAATTGTTGCCATTAAAAAATCTCCGTATTATTTATACGGAGATTCATTTGTGTTTTAATTTTTATTTACTGCGCCGACGGAGCAGGAGGAGCAGGAGGTTCTTTCTTGGGTAGATCATGCAATGTTACTGGAACTGAATCGACATCACGATAATCCATGTTTTCAATGTAATATCTTCTAGTGATTGGTTCATCACCTTCGTCTGGTTTTGATTTTTCATAATTGGTAAATCCAGGCATTTGAAGAGGACAAGCAAGTTTTGGATAGTCCAACTTACTATATTCATCACCTTCTGCCATTAACCAAGTTCCCTTTCGATCACCACACCCACAACCACCACAGAAAAACTTACCATCTGTGGCAGATTTTTTAAGGTGTTCACATGGAGGAAGAATACCTCCAACATTTTCATTTCCAAAACAACTTAACACTCTAAGTTGCTTTACTGGTTTTGCAACCTTCTCATCATTAAAGCCACGAGAAGCAACAGCAGTTGCAAAATTTTGAATCATGGTTAATTTCTTACCTAAAAATGACTTGTCTTCCTTAATTTCTTGTTTTCTAAATTCTGGAGTTTCACTCATAATTAATTCCTTTCAATAATTATACAATTTGTTTTTATAAAGTCAACTCTATTCTTTTGAAAAGTTTGAACACCATATCAATCTTACCAACCGTGCTTGTTCCAAGAACTTTACCAAAGTAATTACCATTACTTAAATCTAAAAACTGAGAATATAAAATATTAGAATTTATATTAGTTGAAGAGGTAAATAATCCACTAGTACCTTTCATTTTAGTTATGTAGGTGTAAGTATTTTCTGCGTTACCTACTAATTTAGAAGAAAGGAACATCATTTCTTGTATAGAGGGAATATACCATCCAAGTAACCCTTTTCGTGTTGCTTTATTTAGAGTATTTACTAAAATATTATCAATTCCACCAAATTCAGAATCACCATAACAATTATAGTATCCGTTATGTGATGATGTTTTTGGTAGTTTTTTATTAGATTCGGTGGGTTTAAACATCTTTGTTACTAAATCTTCATTATCAACAAATAGTGCCCAAGATTTATTTCTACTAACACCGATAATATCTTGTTTTGATTTTTGTAGAACTTGTTTCTTAGAAAAATCATTCATTTCGGAACCATAAACACTTGAAGTTTCTGGACTATAAATTCCTATAAAATATGCACCTCTAAAGTAATCTCCAAATTTTAAACCCAAATTTAAAAATGAAGTAAAGTTCATGGTTTCAACTTCAACCAATCCTCTTTCATTAATAACTGGATTTTGTGGAGCATAATCACTAAAACATAATTCTAAACCAGATTCTGCAATTGGAACAAAGTAATGATTGCAGTCAGTTTTTGATGAAGGGGTGCAAGAATAACTAAATGATTTTCCATTTTTGTTTAAAGAAAAACACGCACCAAATTTATTAATTTTGTTTTGTATTGATTTCGATCTAAATGCTGTACCACCACCGATTATTACATCTACAGTATCTGTGCACTCATAGTCATCTTCCTGAGTTGTTGTCATTTTTTTATTGCATATTGCACCAGATGAATAAACAGCAGGCAGAGCCGATCCACTCGTTGTGTTTTTAAGATCACATTCTCTACTATTGCAAACATTTTGACAGGTTATACCTATAGGAATATTTGTGTCAGAATACTCCATAAAACAACAGGCTCTTGGTATTCTAACATCTACACTACACTCTATTGGTATTTCTTTGGAAGTATCACCACCAAGAAATGATGATCGTTTTGTAGGATCAGTATATCCAAAGTTTACGGGAGAGCAACTTTCATTTTTTGCATAACCTGAACAAACTATGTCATATTCTGGATCGTGTGATTCTACACAATCACATATTCCGTCTTTATTTCTGTCTTCAAAACAACAAGGATAATATTGTTTTTGTGGTTCATCTGAAGATCTTTTACATCCACAGCACCAAGCACAATCATCTACGATGCCTTCAGGACTTACATTACAATATCCAGAATTTGGACAGTATGAATAATCACCAAGATATGTTCCATTAAAAATATTTACACAGTAATATTCACTGTAAGCAATAGTGCAAGTGCTTTTACCGTCTATTTTTTTTAAACAACATGCTCCTGGCATTTAATTCTCCTCTACTTTATCCAGTATTACAACCACTGGTTCCATTACAATTTCCACACCCGTTGGGGTAATATGTGCCACCCGATGCGGCGCAGGCAGCGGCCGCCGGTCCGGCCACAGTTATGGAAATGCATGTACATACATTTCCATTAAATTTACAACAACACGCTGACTCTGGGCAAAGGGCACAAGTAGTATCATTACCTTTATAATCTCCCTGACACGCCGCTTGTGTTGTTATTGTACATGTAGTACACTCCGAAGTTCCAACACCTCCTGATGTGGTAACACAACATGCTCCTGTTGGTAATGCAACTTGACATGGTGCTGGTTGTTGTGAACAAGATGTTGCACTTTCATTAACAGTTCCTTGGCACTCACTTCTTGCAACAAAACTGCAATTTCCATTTTGACAACAAACTTTTCTTTGTGTTCCGCTACAGAATCCTGTTTGTGAGTTGCATTCACATGCGCCGGTTATTGATGTACAGGGAGTAAATGTAGTTGTAGCACCACCCGATGTAGGACAATTTGATTGAGTTGTTTTGCTACATACACCATCTTGACAACATAATCCTTCTGGCGATGGCGGATTTGGGTTACATGGATTACCAGAACAATTTCCTGCACTCCATGTTCCAGAACAACTTAATTTTTTAACATTTTCACTACATGTTGCATTTGGTGGAGTTCCTGTGCAACATCTACCAGTTGCACATGGATTATCTGAACAAGTACACGAAGATGATGTAGGAAGATCTGCACATTTTACAAATGTACTTGGTGGATCGCATTGGTAATCTAAAACGATACTGCAATTATTACCATTGCAACATATACCATACTGATTATTGGGTCCTTCATCACATTCATCGTAATTTATATTACCACAAAAATTTTCTTGGGTGTACTTACAAGCACATTTAGCATTTGAACATTTACATGTTGTTGCACTAACTGTAAGTGTATTAAAATTGCTTCTAATTGGATATAAGTTTTTAAAACTATCGCAGCAGAACTCTTCCCAATTTGAACCATCATAAGATATAGATGCTACTATATTTTCTGGTAGCGAATAATAATTCATCCAAGTCTTTGCAGCATATGCTCCTGAACCTTGCCCAGAAGGAATATTTTTAAAATACTCTTTGAATGTAGTAAGAAGACCTCCACCTCCGCTAGTAGGTGTGCTTGGTGTATATTCACAATCTTCACACGCAGGAACAACTATATCTTTATGAAGAGTGCCTGGATTCCAATCTCTAGGAATTTTTGAAGTTATATCAGTAGAAGTTCCGTATGCTTTAACAAATCCTGGATAAAAATATTGCTGTGATTTTACTTCAGCACACACTTCACAATCATATTTTGGAATAGTGTAATCTTGTATTTGACTATTTACAATCTTTTTAACTTGTGAACATTCTTTAGCAGAAGCGATCCATCTATAATATTTTAAAGGTGGAGTTTGATTCAAACACCAATCTCTAGTAGTCACACTACCTTTACACGCATATTCTTCACCACTTAATCCACAGCAGACACCAAAATTAAAATCAGATGCATCCCAAGGAATATATGGTTTTAAAGTCAAATATGCTCCAGCGTTATCTGGCCAGCTGTCAGCTGCATATGATGCACACGCATCTAAATTTGCTAGATCAAAATCTTTATTTTGTGTGCTTAAAAGCGTATCGCCAAGACCAGTGCAAGAAATACTTGGAGTTTTTACATATGTTCCTGCAACATTTTGCCAAGTATAACGTACTCTACTACAACCACTTCCATCACCTCTACAGCAAATATCAATAGAACATACATATTCCAAAGAATTTTTAGGAGGATTTGGCGAGCCCCATGAACTTATGTTAACGATTGCTTGTTGTTCAATCTGGCTTAGTGAAATGGAATTAGAAGGTGGATTCCAATATTGAAATTGTCTATTTGGATTGGTTTCTGGATTGGATTTTGAACCATATACGGTATATTCACATGATGGATCGTCATTATCAAAATCACAATCACTACAAGTGCCACTAACATATGGTTTTGGTGTTTCAAATATACCAGTGCAATCGGATTCCGATGTAACTCTACAAGTATTATTAAAATTATTACAGCAAACCACTCTCTTATAGCAATCGTCGGTTGAACCGATTGGCACACTACCCGATGGACATGGATATGTTCCCTTAATAATTGTGGCGTCACAACCAGAAGATTCTATTCCAGTGCTAAAATTGCAACATCTAGTGGACTTAAATCCACAACAAGCAGTACATGTAGTTACTGGTAAACTTGGATTTATTAAACTAACGTCATATCCTTGCTCTTGAAGAGCAAGAATTATAGATTGTGCCGATGTATTAACAGTCGCATAAAGAGTATTTGCATATCCTGCACATTCGGATTGAAGTGGACATTTATTTCCTGAAGTCCATTGATTTCCTAAAGCATACTTTGCACCACTTGGATTTTTACAATTAAATTCTGTTGTTAATTGACAGAAAGGTGTAGTTTCAGGATTACAGCAAGTACCAGTTGGATCTGGTGCAGCAGTGTCATCTAGTCTTAAACTTAAAACATAATTTGGATTAGTGTATGGATTATTCTCGTAATATTGCCAATCTTTAGACCATCTACTAATCTTGAAAAATTCAGTTCCTTCAGTGAAACTGTCATTGTTTTTTAGTTTCATGAAGATAGGAGCACTCTCAATTTGATCTGGATATGTTCCATTCTGCATTACAAAGTTAAATTCTTGTGTTCCTTCAAATTGACCAATATTAAAATTAGTATCAGAGGATGAAAAATCTATATCATCTGAATTAAAATTACTTAAAGGAGATCCATCCGCTTCTATTAATACTTTAAATTTTGAATTGGGACAAACTTTTGTTGCAGTTAGTACAAATTTTAATCTATCCCCTTCTTTCACGACACCATTTGCATTTATCCAATTTCCATCTATAAACTTATATGCAGTAATTACACAAATAGGTTCTTCATAAGAAGTTTCATAGATTTTTACATTATAAGTAGAGCCAGGTATATTGAAGTTGTTGTGATAAAATTCTCTGGTTACACTTTGACCAGATGAAAGTGCAAATGTAAACCCTTCATAAGTAGGACCAAAACATGGACTTAAATCTGTTATTCCATCTCCAGAAATTCCAAGGAACACAGTAGCAGTATGTCCTAGATTTGTATCTTTATTACCTATTATGAATGAGAAATTATATCCAGATGTCCATCCAGAATTTAAAAACCCACCAATAAAGGTTATACCTGTAGCACCAGATGCGGTATTAAATCCTAAACGAATTAAATTAAAATCATTATAGGAAATTCCAGGTCCTGGTGTTAGTAATGCATTTACTATACTAGGTCCTGAACTTCCTATTACTGCCATTGCATTTCCAGAGGTAGAAGTGCCTATACCTCTAGTAAACAAAGTAAAGGTTATACCATTAAGTCTTCCACCACTTAATGATTCTGCGATTTCTCCAGAAGAAGGATCCATTGTTAGTTGAATTGATGGTGTATTTGCTAAACTAAATTGACTTGGTTGATTTACTACATAAACACCAGATGTTGCACCTGATGCACCAAGATTAGTTTCTGGTAGAAGATAGAAGGATAAAGTTTTTCCTTCATCGTCAAATTGATTATAGTTTAATTTAAACCTTAAATAATCTACACCAGTTACACCTGAAACATCACCAACTGTAAACATTCCAGTATATCCCTGAATACTATTCCAACCATTTAATTTTTCCGATCCTGAGTTAGCATAACCAGTTAACCCATAGAGAGTTATACCCGGAGCCACAATTCTAAAGGGGAATGTTGTTCCGCTGGATATATTTTTTGTTAGCAGTCTAAAATAATAACTTTCATATCCCTCTGTTAAACCTGTGGTAATGCCAATTGTTTCATTCTTTGAACCAGAAGGATATAAATTATAGTTAATGATGTCTAATTGGAAAGATGTTGGTTCTATTATCAGAATACTAGATTTTTTAGCTAATGGCATATTTGCTTGAAGTGAAGCACCAGAAGAATATACTGCAAAGGTAAATCCTTCATCTGGAAATTCTATTTCATCAATTTTTGCTCTTATTAACCAAGGTCCATCTGATAACCCACCACTAGAATTTCTAGTATATAGAGAACCATTATTATAAGTTCCTCCAATTTGAATGACCCCAGTTAATCCGGTTCCATAATACGCTTCTCCTGTTTGACCTGGGAAAAACTCAAAATCACTGGCGGTTATTCCAGATCCTTCAATTTGCCATATTAGAGTGGTGCCTGGATCTACATATTTTGTAATTATGTCAAAGGATGAATAGTTTCCGCCTTCTTCTAATTGATCTGGAGCAACCACAGCATATTCAGGAGTAAGAGATTCATCTCTGATAAAAATAGTCGCTGTTGTTTCAATATTACCATTTTTCGATTTAATATTTAATATAATAGATTCTTGATCCTCTGTAATTTGATCTGCAAACGCAGTTAATCCTAATCCAGCAGTAAATCCACCGCTAGGATCAGTAACACTTCCAAGAGTTAGTCCGCCAGAATAACCAATACCAATAAAATCAGAGAATGATCCCCCTTGATCCGGATCAATTGTCCAAACATAAGTAATTCCAGCAGGAACATTTTTTACTCTAAGAATTGCAGTTGTTGCTGTAATTCCTGTTGGAAGTCCATCCTTAAACCCCTTTTCCCCTATGCTATTATTATTTAATGGAGGATTGAATGTAAGGAAAAACTCTGGAGCAAGAGAAGTATCATTAATTATTGTATCAACTTGTTTTGGAGTCCATCCTGATAACTCTGGCCAATAAAGATTATATCTAAATATTTCAGGTCCTTCTGATGAACTGAAATCTTCTTTTACATTAAAAGTAGAAGATATGCTCCAAGATGTTGAATTTGTTAGAGTATTAATAAATCCTTTTTGTGCAGATGAACCAGCAACATTTATATCATTAATAAAACTAAATCCACCTAGTGTTGGTTCTACTATATAAGATAAAGTCTTAGAAGGTAGTGAAGGATTATAATTAGATACAGTTAATGTTACAGTAATTGGATGTCCTTCTCCAACCTCTCCGGGCGAATTTAATGTAAATGTAGGAGAAGAGGTATTACAGGTTTGACAACCAGAATAAGTACATGTACATTGTGTGCTCTTATTACCATACCAAGTAGCACAATTTGCTAAAGCAGCAGTAGAAAGACCTGCAATATAATTATTATAGTTTATACCAGTAGCACATTGACATGTCTGTGTTGTATCTGTGCAAGTTCCACCAGAACAATCAATATATTGACAAGCTGTGCCAGTATAATTGCATTTTTGATTGCAAAAATCACATTCCGATACTGTTAAATTTGTGTGATTAAATAAATCAGAAACTTTGTAAATAAGACCAGTAAGAGGAGGATTTGCATAAAGACATTTACGAGTAGACTCTATTGCTCCTTTATTGGTTCCTGGCCATGTGTATGCGGGTGGAGCCCCAACTTGATATGTCATT